ACTTTGAAAGAACTCCATTGACAACTTCAATGGAAGGTGATTTCGATACTGGTAACGTTAGATACAAAGCTAGAGAACGATACGTCTTCGGCGCATCGGACTATAGAGGTATCTTCGGCGTTGAAGGTGCGTAACCTAAACTAATTATGTGGCGGAACATAGTTCCGCCACATTTTCAAAATATGGTGAGAAATATGAGAAAATTCCTAGTAAAAATATGGGCATACGATCATGCTGCTTCATTTGAAGTAGAAGCAGAAGATAATGCTGAGTCTATTGAAAATTCAATCCTTGACAAAATTGGAGAAAAGAGTATAAACTGGGAATCAACGGGAATGTTTTCGAACACTCCCAACAGA